CATGAATACATTCCAATGTTGTTACTTACTATTTATACGTTTATTTATACTAAAATTAAATATAAAAAAAAGGGGACCGAAGTCCCCTTTCATATCTTGGTCGAAACCTAGATTAGTTAACGATAGTACCGTTTACATCATAAACATCGATACGGTAGTGCGAAGGTGATTCATTACCTAATGCATTAGCGTCTCCAGAAGAAGCAACGTGTAACGCTGTAGCAGCTTCTGTTTCGTCTATTGAGATAGTACCTGTGGTTGAATTATAAGTGATACATAGACCACCAGTTAGGACTGACTTAGTACGTTCTGGAGTCCAGAACTTGTTAGTACCTTCACTTAGGTTATCTGTAGTCCACGACTCAATTGCTGATACACCAGACTCTAGAGAAGTTAGTCGAGTACCGTGACCACCGACTACACCTGTTAGGGTGCTGTCAGCATTCTGGAACTCGGCAACAATCTCTGCAAGAGAGTTCAATGCAGTTGCATCTGTGTTAGACAGGATGTTAGAGATCTGAGTCTGTAGACCAGATTCCGCACCTGTTGCACGAGATACTTCAGCATCAATTGAAGATTGTAGATCACTATCACCGGCAATACGATCATTTGTTTCAGTGGATACGGCAGATGTTCTTGCTGTAGTCTCTGAAGAGATCGCAATGTTGGACGAATTAGTCAATGCATCAATTGCAGACTGTAGACTTGAGTCACCAGCAATACGAGCAGTTTCTTCTGCACTAATAGACGCAGATAGATCCGAATCACCGGCAATACGACCACTTGTTTCATTAGCAAGATCAGTATTCATTGCAGACTTATCAGAATCTAATCTTAGACCTAGTGCAATATCTCCAGCACCACGTGCGTTCTCTTCAGCAGACAAGTCTGTTTCGAGTGCAGTGATGTTGTTTTCAGCAGTAGTCAATCGACCACCGTTTGCAGTGATAACACCAGATAGATCTGAGTCAGCATTTTCAAACGCAGATACAATCTCAACCAATGTGTCTAGAGATGCAGGGGAACCAGAAATAATGGTACCGACCTGATTCTGTAGACCAATGATGTCAGACTCTAGAGCAGCATCAGCAGAACTACGTGCAGATGTTTCTGACAAGATGTTCGCAGCGTTGACTGCTTCCGCAGATGATGCACGAGCAACTTCAGCAGTAATCTGTGACTGTAGGTTAGACTGGTCACCAGACTGAGTTAAAGTTAGACTATCGATTGCAGACTGTAGATCACTATCACCAGCAATACGTGCCGATGTTTCGATAGTGTCTGCGGTAGTTCTAGCAACAATTTCTGCATCAATTGCAGACTGTAGATCACTATCACCAGCAATACGTGCAGTTTCTTCACCATCAATGTTGATCTGAAGACCTGAGTCAGCAGTACTACGTGCAGATGTTTCTGCGTCTAGTGAAGTTTGATTTGCCTTAGTACCGATAGATGCAGTAACAGTTGCAGAGAAGTTCGCATCGTCACCTAATGCAGCAGCCAACTCGTTAAGAGTGTCTAGTGCGGCAGGAGCAGCGTCAACGGTTGCAGCAACAACTTGATCCGCATATGCTTTCGCATCAGCTTCAGCAGCATCTGCTTTAACAGTTGCATCAGCACTTGCAGTAGAGATAGCAGATGTTACAGCACTTTCCCTAGCAGATGTTTCAGCAGCGAGTGACACAGTTAGATCACTATCAACACCGTCAACATACCCTTTGTTAGCAGCTTGTCCAACGTCTGTCGGAGTATCAACTCTAACATCCGAACCACTTAGCATGACAATACCGTCTTGGAAGTCGAATGTTCCGCCAGGACCAGTAATGGATATTGAACCACCAGATGCAACCTGAAGTTGATCTGTTGCCAAACGACCACTTAGTAGCTCAGTCCACTCATAGTCTGTACCGTTCCACTTGACGAATTCGCCAGTGTTAGCAGTAGACTTGTTTAAGTGTACATCAACTTGGTCATTGATTGTAGAACCTAGACCACCAACGGATGCTGAACTGAAGTTTACTATGGAACCTTCGAAGTCGACTGTACCTAGTTTTGCGTTTAGTGTACCGCCATTGTCTAGATCAAGGCGATCAGCAACAAGATCATCAGCCTGAACTCTCCAAGCGTTCTTGATCTCTTTCGTGCTCATGTCGATATTTTGACTCAATACAACCTGAGAGTCAGAATCTACACTGATACCAGCAACCTGTGTCTGTAGATCAGAGATGTCAGAATGTAGTTCGTTGATAGCACCAGAAACTGTTGACGATGAAGTATCAAAACTAACAGAACCCGCTGGTTGACCAGTTGAGTCAAAACCGTTACCAGTTAAGTAGTCAGAATATGTAACTTCGGACTGAACACCAGAACTATCATAGACCTTCACAGTGTCAAATGATGGCCAATGACCACCAACTGGTGTACCTACACCAGAACCGTTTTGTTGACTTGCTGGGACAGAAGTGTTATACTGAGTTCCGTATACAGTGGTAAGTATCGAATCTGGATCTCCAGTACCTACATTTGAACCATCTGTTCTTAGAAGTATTTCTCCGCGAGTCACTGTGGAATTGTACTGGGTACTAGATGTTATATCATTAGGTGATACAAAACCATATGTTACGGTTCCATTATTCAAGAATTCAACTCTACGGACTCCTGAGACAGAACTTATTTGAGAATGTATAGAAGTTCTCAATGTATCTGATAAAGCTCCACCATCAAATGCGATTTGTGCAGAACTATGACTATTAGATGATCCACCACCAGTATACCTTGCGGAATACATAGATTCGTAATATGCAACCTCTGTTTTTCCTAGTAAGGTGTCAAGTGCAGTAACAGTAGTAACGTCTGCCTTAGTATCAAGAGCAGCAGTAGTTGCAGCATCATCCGCCTTAGTTGCGATAGATGAAGTTACTGAAGATGCAAAGTTCGCATCGTCACCTAGAGCAGCAGCCAACTCGTTAAGAGTGTCTAGTGCGGCAGGTGCAGCATCAACTGTTGCAGCAACAACCTGATCGGCATATGCTTTAGCGTCTACTTCTGCTTGATCTGCTTTACTAGTTGCATCAGCACTTGCAGTAGAGATAGCAGATGTTATTGCAGTTTCCCTAGCAGATGTTTCGGCAGCAATTGCAATTTCCCTAGCAGATGTTTCGGCAGAAACTAATGATTCTAGATCCGACTGTAGTGAGAAACCACCGGCAAGACTAGATACATCCCATCTATTAATACCTTTTGGAGAAGATGATCCACTACCATCATATTCGGTAATATACAATGTCTCGTCATCCGCAGTGATACCACCGAAGTACCCATAAAACGACTGTGCTGTCGATATAGTCACTGGAGTGGCATTAAGGTCACTCAGATCATAAACTTTCAAAACTCCTTCGTCTGTTCCCAAGGCACCATATTGATCGGTTTTTATCGATCCGATATATAAATGACTAGAAGTCGCATGAAGTGCATTCGAAGGATTTCCACCCAAGTCAATTGCAGTCCTAACATTAGAACCAAATTCGTAAACGTTAGCAATTGTATTAGGTGACCAACTAATAAATTTACCACCTCCGATTACTCCATAGTATGAATTCCCACTATTAGTAATAGTAGATTGGAGAGTCAATGTCGCCACATCATACTCATACCAAGTCGAGGTCGCTTGTTCGAATACGTACATCCGACCTTCACCAGCTACCACGCGGTTCCCCCAAGATACACCAGTCGGACTTACAAAGGCAGTGGGTGATGCAGATAAAGAATTTTCATCCCAAAGTAGAAGTTGTGACCCTGAAAAGTTAGTCTTACTTGTTGCAATAAACTTTCCGTCAGTATTTGCTCTTACTTTCAACCTATCGTCCGTAGATCCCAGATATTGATGTTTCATGGATATGTTATTTCTATCAGTGACATCGAAGAACTGTATACCGCCTGTATTTGAACTACTGACCGAAGTCGACCATGAACACGCTAGAGTCTTAGTATTCTCTGACCATACCATATTTTCGCCGAAGCTAGGTCCATATTGAGTGTTGATAAGAGAACTTTCATTTTGCATCTCAATGACTGATGGAACAGATTCTGTGTTATTTTTATCATACACAAAAACTTGTCCATGTTGATCAGACCCATAGTTATCTGCAGCAACGATCACATAGTCGTTAGTGATAATCATATTAGATCCGAAACGATCACTATGTGATGAACCTGAACTAATAGGAGATATCTTAGTCAATGGAACCGCTTCCGGAGTTACGTCAGAAACATTGCCATTCAAGAAATCTTCGATAGCAGTAACAGTAGTAACGTCTGCCTTAGTTGCAAGAGCAGTAGTAGTTGCAGCATCATCCGCCTTAGTTGCAAGAGCAGTAGTAGTTGCAACATCGTCTGCCTTAGTAGCAAGAGCAGTAGTAACCGTTGAAGCAAAGTTTGCATCGTCACCCAAAGCAGCAGCTAGTTCATTCAACGTATCCAATGCGGCAGGAGCAGCATCAATGGTCGAAGCAACAACTTGATCAGCATATGCTTTAGCGTCTACTTCTGCTTGATCTGCTTTCGCAGTTGCGTCGGTAGATGCAGTAGCGATTGCTTGTGACTGTGCAGCATTGGCAAGTGCAGTTGCAGTATCAGATGCAGTTGAGATTGCTTGTGACTGCGCAGCGTCTGCTTTCGCAGTTGCATCAATAGAAGCGGCAGTCTGTGCGGCATCTGCTTTAGCAGTTGCGTCAGTACTTGCAGTAGAGATTGCTTGTGACTTGGCAGTTGCAATTTGAGATGTTAGACTAGAAGTATCACCAGACTGTATACCACTCAAAGCGTCAATAGCAGACTGAAGATCCGAGTCAGCACTTTCTCTTGCAGTAGTTTCAGCAGAGATTGCAGCAGTAGTTGCAGTAGAATCAGACTTAGTTGCAAGACTAGCAGTAACAGTTGATGCGAAGTTTGCGTCATCTCCTAATGCGGCAGCCAACTCGTTAAGAGTATCTAACGAAGCAGGAGCAGCGTCTATTGTCGCAGCGATCGCGGCAGTTGCGGCAGTTCCAGCAGCAGTGATTGCTGCAGTCTGTGCGGCATCTGCTTTAGCAGTTGCATCAGCAGCGGCAGTTGAAAGACTAGTACTAATCTCACCGTCAACATATCCTTTAGTAGTAACATCAACAGAGTCTACAGGAGTTCCAACACCAAGGAGTTTGTTACCCTGCATGTCCATATTAGACAAGACTTGGATATCATCAACACCAGAGTTGAATCCGATAGAACCATTTCCGTCACCGAACGATAGTCCACCATTGAAATTAGCAGTACCAGTGATTGTTAAATCACCACTTGCTATATCACCACCTAAGTGAGATACTAGATCTGCCTCAGCAGCTTGTGCACGAGCAGTCTCTGCGGCAATCGCAGCGGTATTCGTGTCAAGGTCAGTTTGAGATGCTTTAGTAGCAATCGCAGTAGTATTTGCGTCGAGGTCAGTCTGAGATGCTTTAGTTGCGATAGATGCAGTAACAGTTGATGCAAAGTTTGCGTCATCTCCTAATGCGGCAGCTAATTCATTCAGTGTATCCAGTGAAGCAGGAGCAGCGTCTACAACATTAGCGACTTCAGCAGTAATCGCTGAATTCATCTCAGCAGTTGTTGAGTAACCAGAAAGATCAACGTCAGCGTTAGCAATAGCAGTATTCATTTCCGCAGTTGTTGAGTAACCAGATAGATCAACATCAGCGTTAGCAATAGCAGTATTCATTTCCGCAGTTGTTGAGTAACCTGATAGATCTGGTTGAGCATTAGACAAGACTCCGATTTCACTATGAATTTCATTGATAGAAGAGATAATTGATTTTTCATTAGTGTTTAAATCTGACAATGATGACGGGCCACCTGGCCAAGCAGCGTTATCAGGTTTTAGAACCATAGCGTTCATTCCGAAATAATATCCGGATTTTGGCAACTCAATAGCTGTAGAGGGAGATGTTAAATCTATCGCATGAATATTTGGTTCGTGAAGGTTGCCATTACCAACTACTAACATATTACCTTTTAACGTTAAAGTGCTACCAAATTTGTGAACACCGTATTGGTAACCAGTAAGTACCATTGTCGGGGTTGTTGTAAAACTAGTATCTCCAGTTCTCTGGAAAACGTAGACAATACCTTTATCCTGATCTACAGTATATGGCCCTGTTGTCCAATGGGTAAATTCTTCTTCTTTCATACCATCTGTATGTGAAATAATTAACCAATCATCACTAAGTACGCAAGATGAACCTACCTTACCAAAACCGTTATCGTGGGTGTACATACTTGGATTTGGTGTTGTATTCCATTGCGCATATTGGTTTATTATCCTCGTTTTCTCGGCTGGAGACTCCCAAAAATCACTACTGTACCCAGAGGTAAGTGTAGTGATAGGTGTGAAGATATTATCCTTATGGTAAACATCGACTTGACCATTCCAAGGAGTTTGGTGACTAAATGTATTAGTTGCACCATCATATTTCAGACCAAGTCCACTTACGAAGTAATCTCCGTGTGATGCTGTAAAATCACCATACCTTCCACTTCTTTTTGATTCTACGTAACCTCTGGCCGCAGATCCAGTAGGTACACCTGTTGCTGGGTCTAAATTCCAAGAATATAGGGTTCCACTGTTTGGGGATTCTCCTTTATCATCCAAAGATACTCCAATTATTAACTTATCATTGACAACCTCAAAAGTATCACCGAAGTGATAATCACCTCCAAAACCACTATATTCAGGATCTCCCGTAGGAGCAAATTGACCTAGGTATTGTCCTGTAGTTTTGTGATATGCGTATATAGCACCATCATCAGTGCTTCCACCTTCTTCTTTAGGATCACCTACTAAAATTGTGTCATGGGATGTGCCTTTAGAGATTCCTAGACATTCACCAAACTTATTTGACGCAGGGTCGACATCCGAATCCCAAGCAAGAACCATTGGATTTTCCAAATCATTTAAGTGCCAAACAATAACACTTCCTTCCATACCGGAAGCAACAATAACTTCACTATCCGCAATAACACTTCGATGTCCAATCTGTGGGTCGGTGACACCGGATATACCAGATCCAGAAGTTGGTGTTGTTAGACTTATTGGAGTTGCCGTTGGATTATTAAGATCGAAAATTGATAAGTTACCTTGTTTTGTACCAGAGGCATAAGTAAATCCATCATAACCACCACCAACTAAAACTTGTAACTCTACATCTTGTCCAGTTAACATTTCACGAACTGAGGTAATATCAGTTTGTGATGCCTTAGTTGCAAGACTAGTAGTAACAGTTGAAGCAAAGTTCGCATCGTCACCTAGAGCAGCAGCCAACTCGTTAAGAGTGTCTAGTGCGGCAGGAGCAGCATCTACAACATTAGCAACTTCAGCAGTAATTGCTGAATTCATCTCTGCGGTAGTTGAGTAACCTGATAGATCAACGTCAGCATTAGCAACAGCTGTTGCGATAGCAGAGTTCATCTCAGCAGTAGTTGAGTATCCAGAAAGGTCAGTATCTACCGAACTTACTTTAGTCCAAGAAGAGTCTTCTACTTGAGTTATTTCGAAGTATTCTATGCGTCCACCGTTACTAGTACCGCTAGCACCTACTCTAAATGCCGATATTTTTTTGGTGAAATAATTATTTCCAAGGTTTGAACCGTAACCAGTACTGCCGTTTGCATTGAAAAACTCTACAGTACCGTCTTCATATTTTACGGAGTGTAATTGGGGATCAGACTTCCAACCACCTAAACTAACAGGAGTTTTAAATTTAAAAACGTCCGGATGGTTATCGTCCCAAACATTGGGTTCATACGCATTATCAAAACCAGAAGAACCTATCTGATAGTGGAATATTGGAAGAACATTTCCAGCAGATTGAGATGCGGACTCAATCGTAGTGTTTTGATCAATGAACGGCACATATTCGTCTTTGAACATAATGCTAGGTCCATTACCAAATGTACCACCCCAATGAGAAGTGTGGGTGGGACGTTTTTCGAACATATCTGATGTTATTCCACCGACTTGAATTGAAGCTCCAGACTTATGAACAGAACCATCTGTGCTATTGATCCAAATTTCGTTCTCTGTCATTGTAGAAGGAGCAGAATCCTGAACATATAACTTAGTAGAGATGCCTAAACTATCTTGTAGAGTTTGTACTTCAGCAACAGTTGCTTTACCAGCAAGAGCAGTCGTCATAGTAGATGCAAAGTTCGCATCGTCGTTTAGAGCAGCAGCTAATTCATTTAATGTATCCAAACCAGCAGGAGCAGCATCAATTGCATCAGCAACTGCACCGTCTGCATATGTTTGTGCTTCTGTTTTAGCAGCAGCGATAGCAGTTGTCATCTCAGTAGTATTTGGATAACTAGATAGATCTGGATCTGCATTAGCGACAGCAGTATCAACATAAACCTTAGATGCGAAAACAGAATCGTCTACATCGTAAGAAGTAGAAGTAGATCCAGATAGATAACCATAATTAACACCGAGATCAGTAGTCACTAACAAGTCAGTTCCATCAAGAACCACTTGGGTCATTTCATTATGACCACTAAGAGTCTTAGTTCCAGTTAAAGTTCCTGAAGAAATACTGAGCTGATTTATAGTTGAATCATCAGTAACTAATACAGTATCATCGTTAACATAAACTCCGTCAGGCACGCCCGATCCGCCTAGATTATGTGCAAAAGATGTAACTAAAGAACCAGCCATAGTGTACACATATACGTTATCATTACTTAAGACGACTACGTTAGTACCGTCAGTATTCATTCCATAACCCCAATTTGAAGCGCCTGGGTTACTTATTTCTGAAACAACACTTCCATCCGCCGCTGATACAACAACATATTTACTAACTGGAGATCCAGAACTATAAACTAGATAGGTGCCTGCAGCCTCCATGTACATACCAATGTACTCATTGCTCGAACCGCCGGTTATATTGTAATTATTAGCATCACTTGTTTGATGAGTTCCAGCTGATCTAGGTTGTACTCTAATTCTTCCGTTATTAGGTGTGTTATCATTGGTGGTATCCATTGCTTTCCAAGCAAGAACATTGTCACTGATTGCAACTGTGGTTCCTAAACCAACTGAACTGCTTGACGAATTTAACCACACATCGTCTAATCTTCCATACCATATGTTTCCACCATTGCTAGGATTACCTACAATAAAGAATCCGTCATCTGAAACTTTAAACCTTGACTTGAATGTGTTTCCATTCATACCAGAAAAGGCAGTAGACAGGGAAGATCCGCTTCCAACCCACTGTCCAGCGGAAGAACCATCAGATCTATTGTATAGGTACATGGTATCAAAATCACCATTGTTATAGAAATCTAATATTGCAACTTTATCTGAAGAAAAACCACCACCTTTAGCTCCTTCTATCCAATCGAATGTTCCAACAACATCGTAAGGTGTATATGAACTAACATCAACTGTAGTAGATGTAATTTTAGAAATACTATTTCCAAAGTCTTCTGGTTGTGCAGCAGTATCAGCAAGAGCACCTTGAGCGGCAGTTGCAACACCGCTTGTTAAAGTGTTATTAATTGTAGCAATGTCAGATGTGTTAGTTGCGACATTTGCCACTAAGTTTGTATCTGCATCTTGGAATGCAGTTACGATTTCTTGAAGTGTATCCAGAGTTTCTGGAGACGTTCCTAAAATCGCAGTAACTTGCGACTGTAGGTCTGCGATGTCAGAAGCAGTTAAATCTGCTACCGCATCAGCAATTGCACCTGCGACAATTTTGCCGTCTGCGTCAATAACAGTAACGTCGTTGATTGATAGTTCTCCAACTATGTCAGCTCCGTTCTGAATTCTAAATTTTTTATTAGTACTCATTTTTAAGTATACCTTTTAGAATGGTTAATTGGAAACTGGACTGATTCCAGTCCCGATGAATGAAAGTAAAAGGACTTTACTTTCGATTAGTTATATGTCCTGAAGATCAGAACGTATTTTCAATACCCCCAACCCAAAAGGGTTGGAGGAATTATTTAAAAAGAGAAACTATTATAGTTAATTTCTCTGTTGTTACTATTTATTAAGATTTTATACCACTGTTTTGAAGAGCATATTTTAACTCGTCAACTTGACATTGGAGATCCATAATAGCAGTCATCATTTCATGAGACACTGGACCTTGCGTTCCGGTTGGTCCACGTGAACCAGTCTGACCTTGGTTACCAGTTTGTCCTGGCTCACCTTGCGGACCTTTTGGTCCTCTAGCACCAGTGGGTCCAGCTGGGATATTTTGGACAGCAGCATTTAATTCATTAATTGCACCAACAATAGTGTCGGCATCAGTGTCTAAAGAACCCGAACCGACAGATGAAGATAAAAACTTCACCGAGGTGGAATTGTTTTTAATCAATGTTTGTAGATCATTATCAGCAGTTTTAAAAGATGCAACGATCTCTTGAAAAGTATCTAAAGATTCCGGAGAGGAACCAAGGATCGCATCTACTTGTGACTGTAGACCAGAAATGCCATTTGATATGGACTCTGAAACAAATCCGTCAATAGCAGATGGAGCAATAGTTCCATCAGGATTTATTACTAATTGGTCACCTACACGTACTGTACCAGTAATATCTACACCATGTTGTATTCTAAATTTTTTACTAAGACTCATTTTACTTTACCTTTTAGAATGAATTAAAGGGGGGTGGAAACCCACCCCCGATTTATGGTTTGTATTATACATCTACATACGTAGAGGATACTGACACGACTGCACCAGCACTTACTGCGGTATACAACAACTCAACACTTGAACCAGTTATACGAACATCGGTGTCACCCAATAGGGTTGAACCTGTGTATAGGATACCGTACTCTGTGATGTAAGCATCTGTTCCGTCATGAATAACTAGACATTCACGAGTTTCGAACTCACCATTGTTCTCTACAGTTACTACATACTTAGCAGAACGATATACTGCTTTGTTGAATGTAGATACTACTGTAGCAGAAGTTCCGGCAATGATATCATTACCTTGTTCGAATACCTTGATGTTATCAGCAAGAGTCTCAAGACCTACAGACTTAGGATCTAGTACACCAACTGAGTTAGTAGACTGAGCAATTACAACTGCCTGTGTACCAACTGGTAGAGCAGCGTTGAAAGTGATCTGTTGGTTAGTAGCATCAATCGAGTAGTGAACCGATGGATCCTGAATAACACCACCAACGAATACCATTGCGTTAGCTTCTAGAGTATAGAAGTCCAAAGCAAACATAGTCTGTGCACCGTCACCAGAAATAACTTGTCGTCTTGAATCGTTGAATGACAACTGAGCAGGGTCGACTAGTTCGATACCAGAACCGTCTGTCTTAACACGAGCAACAAAACCGTTCTTATTTACTAGATCAGCATCAACAACGTCTTCCAACTCAACGAATGCCTTACCAGTTGATACTGATAGAACACCAGATGTGTTGTCATAAGATACGTTACCTTCACCGTCTACGTCTGTGACTGCGATTGAAGCACGTGCACGAGCAGGAGTGAAGTATTCGTTGTCACCTTCTGCTAGATCAGTAGTTGAGAACTGTGAGATGTGTTGTGCAGCAAGACCTGCGTCCATCTGACCTTTGTTCACTGCGTCAGCAGTGTCAGTACCAGTTGCAACACCAGAAACTTTGTTTCCACCCATTGCAAGTACACCAGTCATTGAATCACCAGACTTAGATACTAGACCGTCGATTTGAGTCTGTAACCCAGCATCAGCAGTAGCAAACTCACCACGTACAGCATTGTCACCAGCAATTCGGTCAGTGATTTCTTGTGCAAGACCTGAAGCATTAGTTGAGATATCTGTTACGTTCTGGTTAATTAGACCAGTTAGAGTACCATCTGCACTTTGGAATGCAGCAACGATTTCAGTTAGTGAATCTAGAGCAGCAGAGTCAGTGTTTGACGTAATGAAGTCAATTTGAGTCTGAAGTGAACCTTCAACACCTTGTGCACGAGATGATTCAGTAGCAATCGCAGTTGCGTTTGCAGTGATTAGTACACCATTTGCAGCTTCAGCAGCAGTTGCACGAGCAACTTCTGTTGCTAGATCAGATGTTAGAGTACCTTCAGCACTGGTTGCACGAGCAATTTCCGCATCCAACTGTGATTGTAGGTTGGTGATACCAGAATTTCTTGTGTTATCAACCACCTTGATTGCAGCGTCTAACTTCTTGTCCGCATCTGATATAGATGTAGATAGGTCAATGTAGTTAGTGCCAGATGGAGTTGCGTAAGTACCGTCAGCATTTACACCAACAGAAAGTTGAATTGCAGACATTTCTGTCTCAAGTACTGTTGCACGTGAGTCTAGTGCGTTATCAGCATTTTGACGTGAAGTTGCTTCTGTAGTAATCTTACCATCTAGAACCGTATCTGCGTTTTCACGTAGAGTTGCTTCACTAGCAACGATTCCGTCTGCGTAGATTTTAGCAGCAGCTTCAGCATCATCTGCTTCTGATTCTGCGTAAGTCTGTGCAGATGCAAGGACGACTGCGTCACGTGCAGTATAGTCTGCTTGATCAGTGACACGATGTGCTGCAAGATCAGAACGGATTAGAGTGTCAGCAGCAGTACGTGCAACGATTTCAGATGCAAGTGCGTCACTATCAGCATCAGCACGAGCAACAGCAGCCGCAAGTCCAGAAGTGTTAGTATCCGTCTCACCGTGTACTTCGTTGATTGCACCAGTTAGAGTTTGAGCAACTGTGTCTAGAGTTTCTGAAGAAGAACCGATCTTAGTTTCTAGAGCATCGATGTCACCTTCGTTAACTGTTAGACGGCCATCTTGTAAACCTTGCTCAGTCTCAAGTGCAGAGGCACGAGTTTCTAGAGCAGTAGCACGACCTTCAACATTGTCCATCTCTGTTTCTAGAGTTGCAACTTTAGCAGTTTCAGCATCTACTTCACCATGTAGTTCGTTGATTGCGTCAGAAACGTTAGTAGCAACAGTTGCTAGAGTAGCAGATCCTTGCTTAGTTTCTAGAGCAGTAGCACGACCTTCTAGTACAGTAGCACGTCCTTCTACAGAAGTAGCACGACCTTGGATTGCAGTGAAGTCTGAATCGTGTCCATCTAAACGACCTTCAGCAACATCCATTTCTGATTGTAGTACGTCAACATTTCCTGCTTCAACGTCCAATTCTGCGTGAATCTCATTGATTGCGTCAGAAACGTTAGTAGCAACAGTTGCTAGAGTAGCAGATCCTTGTTTAGTTTCTAGATCATCGATGTCTGATTCGTTGACATTTAGTCGACCGTTCTGAACAACTTGTTCTGTTTCCAGAGCAGTAGCACGACCTTCAACAGCAGTTGCACGTGCTTCTAGATCCGTAGAACGAGTTTCTAGAGATGTTGCACGACCTTCGACTGTAGTCAATCGACCAGAGTTTGCAGAGATAACACCTGTTAGATCAGAATCTGCGTCTTGGAATGCAGATACGATTTCTGTTAGTGAGTCTAGAGCAGCACCGTCTTCATTAGAAACGATGTAGTCAACTCGACCTTCTAGAGTTGTTAGGTCAGTACGGATACCACCTTCAATACCAGTTGCTCGTAGAACTTCTGCATCAATTTGGTCTTGCAAGTCAGTGATGTCTGTTCCTTGTAGATTTTGCAGTGCAAGGATGTCAGAATCATTTGCAGTAACTTGTGACTGAACACTATCTACGTCTGTACGTAAACCTGCTTCGATACCTTCCGCACGGTTCTTTTCAGTAACAACAGCAGCGGCATTAACACCTTCTGCGGCAGTTGCACGGTTGACTTCAGCAGTGATCTGTGCTTGGTTGTCTGCATGATCAGCAGCTTGCAATACTTGTAGAGCAAGAATGTCTGAATCATTATCAGAAATGTCAGATGCATTTTGATCAACGTCTGTACGTAAACCTGCTTCGATACCAGTAGCACGAGTTACTTCAGAAGTAATCTGTGTTTGTAGATCTGAATCAGCAGCAGTGTAATCAGTAATAACACCATCTACACGTGTACCCAATGCAGATTCCGCAGCAAGAGCACGAGTGCGTTCTGCGTTAATGTCACCTAGATTAGATGATATGCTGACTGTATTAGTGTTTACATCTGTACGTAGACCAGCTTCGATTGCTTCTGCACGTTGACGTTCAGTAACAACAGCAGTGGCATTAACACCTTCTGCTCCTTGAGCACGAGCAACTTCTGTTGCTAAGCCAGATGTTAGTACACCTTCCGCAGAGATAGCACGAGCAGTTTCAGCAACGATTTGACCTTGTAGATCGGAATCACCAGAATGTCGAGCAACTTCTTCTGCACGTAGATCGATTTCATTCTGAGCAGCAAGAGCTTCAACAGTATCCATCTCACCTTCTAGTACAGTAGTACGTAGAGATAATGCGTCATCAGCAGCTAAACGAGTTGCTGCTTCAGCAGAAACCTGTGAGTCTGTGTATGCAGTTGACTCACCTTTAGCAGTTGCGATACGAGCAGTAATAGTATTACCAACAGTACCGTTTACAGATGCGTCACCGATTAGAGCAACATCTTGTGCATCAGCATGTGCTTCTGCAGCTGCTTGATGTGTGTCTGCTTCTTGATCAGTATATGCTTTTGCAGATTCAAGAGTGTCTGAATCACGACCGATATAATCTAGTGTGATGTTATCGATTTGTGACTGTAGACCAGTGTCCGCAGTAGCACGAGTAGATGCTTCGGTATTGATATTCGTTTGTAAAACACCTTCAGCTGCTTCAGCACGTGCCTTTTCAGTAGAAATTGCAGTAGTGTTAGAAGAAACAAGAGCAGACATATCACTATCAGCATTTTGGAATGCAGAAACGATTTCTGTTAGTGAGTCTAGTGCAGCAGAGTCTGTGTTTGAAGTAATGAAATCAATCTGTGATTGTAGGTTTGAGTCACCAGCAATACGAGCAGCAGTTTCAGTTGAATCAGCAGTTTGCAATGCAGTGATATCACCATCATTAGAAGTGATTTGTGACTGTAGACCAGACTCAGCAGATTCTGCACGTGTCTTCTCGACAAGTACTTTAGCAGCAGCATCTGCGGCCGCAACAGTTTCTGCATCTGACTTAGAAGTTGCAATTCGATCAGTGATGGTATTGCTTGCGGAACCGTCAACAGTTGCATCACCAATCATCAATGTGTCTTGTGCTTCGGCATGTGACTGAGCAGCGTTCTGTGCAGTAACAATGTCGGCACCTAGATCAGTACGAACTTGTGTATCAGCAGTTGCACGAGCAGTGATTTCGTCTTGCAAGTTAAGTGCGTTTGCAGATTCTGCACCAGTTGCACGAGTAACTTCATCAGCAAGATCTTGTGTAAGAACTGATTCAGCACCAGTAGCACGAGTAACTTCAGCAGTGATTTGACCTTGTAGAGAAGTTGTTGATGCTTCTTCTGTGCTTAGACGTGCAGATAATGCATCATCAGCAGAGATACGTGCAGTCTCTTCAGCAGTAAGTAAAGATGTGATTGCAACTTCTGCCGAAGTAGCACGAGCAACTTCAACAGCAAGATCACTAGCAATTCCAGTTTCTACCGCAATTGCACGTGCTTTCTCAGTAGTGATCGCAGAAGAGTTAGCAATGATAGAACCGGATAGTACATCATCAGCATCTTCAAATGCAGCAATTACTTCTACAAACGAGTCGATTGCAGCAGAGTCTGTGTTACTTAGAATGTCATCAATACGACCAGATAGAGCAGTGTCAGCAGATTGAGATGCTGCTTCAATTGCGTCTTCACGTGCTTTCGCACGAGTTTCTTCGGCAGTGATGTTAGATTGTAATGTTATGTCTGCTTGTGCACGTGTTGATGCTTCGGCAGTGATGTTGGATTGTAATAGTTGTTCAGCAACTGTTGCACGGTTAGTTTCTACCGCTACCGCATCTGCGATATCTTGAGCAACAGCAACTTTAGCCCTCTCAGGTGTAAAGTATTGATTATTACCTTCTGATAAATCGTCCGTAGAGAACGATCCAAAGAATGCGTCTGCTGTAATCTTCTTTAATGAGTCTGAACCGACATCATATAGAAGGGTAAAACAGTCAGATGGATTAGTCATACCTACAAGGGTGGATTGTCCCTGTACAGCACTTTCGTCTAATTTGGTATTGATTACCGCCTTATCTGCTAATGCTGGGGATTTAATCTGCCTAAATGCCATTAGGTTATCTCCTAGATTTTAGTTGTTGTTTTGAATATAATTAAACGTTTAATAATATACTAACGAAATTTAATGTAGATGTCCGTTCCGGCAGGAGGGATTTCAAAGAATTGAATAGTATTATCAAAGGTCTCATAGATCTCTTCAGGATGCTGAAGAACATCATTCACCCATACATCAATCAAATCATCACGAGACGGTGTCCCGTTCAGTTCAAATAGTGCAGTGTCGCCCACAGCAGTGATCGATTGTGCTTCTGGGATCACTGTACGATCATTGGTTGATGATGAGGTACCTTCAATATAATCAAACAGGTTTGTCTCTTGACCAGGTGTAGTAGTTACCTGTTCTTGTTTTGATTTTGCCAAGTTGAATAAACTCTCAGCAAGTACCCGATTGAAAGACTTGTTATTGATCATATTTATGATATACTATAGGATGGTTAATATACCCATTTATTTATAATTAAAATGAGTTTAACTAGACAGTTAATTTTATACTAATTGTTGCAAAGTAGACTTTATTTCTTGGATATCACTATCCAATGAATTGAGTCTTGTATTGATTTGATCTATTTCTGTTTGCGTGGTGATGTTTTCACCATTTAATGTGTAGTTTCCAAGAAGTTGGACACTAGAACCGTCAATTATAAATCTATCATCATTAAGATGTTGTATTTTGAATTTACTACCACTAAAACCTAAGTGTTTGATGATAGTATCAACACCATTATGGTAGAATCGAGTTTCTTCGTTTGTACCCACCGTAAATGCAAAATGGTCATCTAAGATAAGGTCATTACCAAGAGAAACTCCTGTAGAGTTGTAGGCTGCGACTTGAACTACTTGTTCGTCATCTACAACGTGAGTTAAGGAGATACTATCTCCAGTATCGGCAACATAGTCTATTCCTTGATGGAGCAAGACACCGTTGAGATAAACTTGAATCCTTGATGCATTATTAGGATTCGGATCGTACGTAAGTACATCACCAGAATCATCTTCTCCAGTGATCACTTCTAATGTGCCATCAGAAGTATAAATGTAAGAGTTGAATGTGGTGGTTGCAGAAAGATTATCGGTTCCAGTGCCAATTTCGACAATTGTCTGGATTCCACCGTCATACTCTCTTTTGATATAAACCTTACCATCTTGAGTATTGATGCCGATCTCACCCAACTTCAACTCATTAATTGCTGGAATATCCCCAAGACCATCAAAGGTTTTGATGTTATCACTTCTATTTTGAACGACACGACTTACAGGACGACCCATAGTAACTCTTCTTACTTTAGTCGTGCCACTGCCTACCCCACTAATTCTTTTGACTAGGGTTTCACTTTCAGGACTCGTTGATACCTTCCTTATAGGCATAAGATTATTACCTTGTCACCGAAGGATTGACTTTTATTTTGCCTTCAAGCACTCTTTCTATAATAGTGTTGCCTTCTCCATCGACATAACTTATCTCGACATCATAGACATATCTACCACGAGTAGTTAGCATGTCGGTTTGGAGATTGGTTAAGGAAATGGTAACAATACCATCTGTTGAAGGGTCTGGAATAATAGCAGTAAAGTCAACAGTACTGTCATCAGAACTATTGAAGGTTTTCTTCATCTTGGCAGATACAGAGAACCCAGTTAGGTCTTTTGTTGATTCATCAGGGTCTACTAACTCTATTTGCAAAGCAAAGTCTGAACCCTGATCAATTGTGAAATCTTCGTAAGTTGCCATATTCCTAAAAACCTTAAACTGTTTATAAAACGTCTAACTCTATTTATAACAGTTTAAGGTTTGAAGATTGAGATATATTTATCAAAAAAAGATAACAACCCCACGAACCGGATTACAACGCAATCCCCCCGACACAATCGTCTACTTGCTAACCCGCGGGGTTGTTATTTTTATTCCGCAGATTGAATATCTGCAAGAACCATTGCACGGAATCCTTCGGATGCTTCTGAATGATCAAAAACATAGGATACTGTACACCGCCAGTCATCTGTAGATGCGGCATGATACATTACTTTATCTGATTCACCATAGTGACCAAAGTATGCTGCCTTACAAGTCCATTCGCCCGGCTTGTCTTGACAACGAACAACTTCTTTGGTTTCAGGGTGAATGTATTCAAAGTAACCTGAACCGTCTTCTGAGTAAGAGAAGATTAGGTTGTAACCTGGAGCATTTGCATTGTTATGCCATGAGATGAATCCACCTGGTGGATATACAGCAGCAAGTGCATTATGTTTAACTGACAAGAAGTTCATCATCCTGTCATTTAAATCACGTAAGTGATGAGTCACGTCACGTTTAAAGATAGGATCAGCATCCTTCTCAAACATTTGATGTGCTTTGTCGGAAAGTTTGAAGTTGTAACCAACTAGTTCGTCTGGGTAACCTTCGTGATCCTGACCCAATGCAACAATATCATTCATGTATTTGGTACCGACAAAGTACGGTCTCTGAATAATGTGTTGCGCAGAGGATAGGTGACAGTTTTCTTCAAAACCTTTTATGGTATACAACTTGGAATATTCGTTTAGAATCTCTAACAATTCAGGATTGTTAACCTGTACATGTTGTAGATATTGATCGTTTACCTGTGTCATACGATTGGAGTATCCTTATTTAAACCTGCTGAGAAGTGACGTAGTATCACTGGTCCAGTTTCAGGTTTAGTTCTTGCCCAATTTAGAGCATTGTAATAATTCCATCTCAAGTCGTCATCAAAGATACCAACCTTGAGATCCTTATATTTTTCTTCTTTCTCGGTCAACCACCAAAGAGAGAATTGGTCCCAAGACTTGAGACTGTCAATATATCCTTCTGGCCACCAAGTGTCGTTCATTTGTCTGAACGTTAAGTCCCACCAGTCATCCATGAACTCACGAACGATTGGTTTGGTCATATCATATAAACATACACCACCGCATAATGTAAACTTCGCACTACCTTCTGGTGTATCAAAGTCTCTTTCTGCGTAAATATAATCACGATCATCTGTCAATGCAGAGAAGACCACGTCATGGTCCTTCATTTCATCCCAAACCTTGATAATGTCTTCGTGCTCACATTCCATGTCAGCATCAATATACATTGTCAAGTCGTACGGAGATTTTGACATCCCCCATAACTTGGCACGATAGTGGTCATCACAGAATATAATATCATCTGCAACATCACGACCACGGTCATCAAGAAATCGTTCTTCTGTAACGATACAAATCTTACACTCTTCTTCAGGTTCATAATAGTCCCTGAGAGACTCTGCGAGATTCAGTCCATACAAATAAAAGTTTCGTTTCTTGGACGAAACAATTATAAATCCTTTAGTCTTTTCCATCTGTCTCGGCCTCAAGTTGGTCTTGTAGAATCATGATTGAGTACATATCGACTTCAATCTTAGATTTTGCACGACGCAATTTTGCCTTCAACTTACGGTTTTTAGAGTTCTTAATCTCTTCGACTTCGAACGCCTCCATCTTGTAATTGAAGAGTTTTTCAAGTTTACGTGCTTTATTATGTTCCTCATCACGTATCTTCTCTTCTTCAGCTTGTGCCTCTTTACGCACAACACGTTCGGTAGTTTCCTTATCAATCGCATCAACACCCAAAGCATCGACTACTTCATTAAACAGTTCGTTTTCAGCACCGTTCTTATCATGTCGATGCAAGAACATCTGTTGACGTGTTACACGACCCATATCATCTTCAAGTTCTAGGATACAGTTTAGTTCTTTCTTTTTGTCTGTTTCCCAGAACGCATTATCCATCCATTGCTTACGACTCATTAAGTATCTCCAGAGAGTTCAATTCATTCAAAGTTATAATGTATATAGTGTTGGAACAAGTGGGTCAAATGAATGACCCACTGTTTTCATGATCTTAATCAAGTTAAGTTCAATTATTTCCATTATACCATACTTAGGTCTGTTATGCAACCCTTACGTATAAAGTATAAGTTTCTGGTGTATGTACTAAAGTGTCACTAATCGTTGCACCAGTGTAGTTACCTAGGAAGGATCGTGAGTAGTTTCCACCGAAGTTACGTGAGTAATCACCTGCAAAGTCACGTGAGTAGTTACCAGTGAAGTCACCTACGTATGTAGATACACGGTCACGTGAGTAAGTACCTGAGTATGCAGAACTACGGATTCTTGAGTAAGCAGAAACTCTGACTCTTGAGTAATCACCTACAAAGTCTCTTGAGTAGTTACCAGTGAAGTCACCTACAAAGTCACGGGCATATGTACCAGTATACTCACCAGCAAATGCTCTTGAGTAATCACCGACGAAGTCACCAGCGAAGTCTCTTGTATATTGACCAGAGAATTCACGTGAGTAGTTACCAGTGAATGTGTTGCTGTAGGTTCCTGTGTACTCACCGGCATAGTTTCTTGCATAGTTTCCTACGTAGTTTCCACCAAAGTCTCTTGAGTAAGTTCCTGAGTAAGTACCAGCGTATTCACCCACGAATCCACGTGAGTAAGTTCCAGCATATTCACCAGTGAAAGTACGTGCATAGTTTCCTACGTAGTTTCCACCAAAGTCTCTTGAGTAATTACCAACATAGTTACCAGCAAAGTCACCGACGTAATCACCTACAAAGTTACCTGCGTAGTTACGTGAGTATTCACCAGCGAAAGTTCTTGCGTAGTTACCAGTGAAGTCTCCAGCGAAGTCAGTTATACGGTCACGGGCATATGAAGAACTACGGTTACGAGTGTATACCGAAATTCGGTTACGTACATATGCAGAGTAACGAGTACGTGTTGAAGTACGAGCATACTCACCAGTGAAGTCTCCAGCGAAGTCGCCAGCATATCCACGTGCGTAGTCTCCTATGAAGTCACCAACATATCCACGTGCATAGTTGCCCACGAAGTTACCTGCGAAGTCAGTTACTCTATCTCTAGTGAAATCTCCAACATAGTTTGTGATACGAGTACGAGAATAAGCAGAACTACGGTTACGAGTCGAGTCACGAGTACTGTTACGAGTAAAGTCACCAACATAGTTTGTGATACGAGTACGAGCATATGCAGAGTAACGAACACGAGTAGAAGTTCGAGTTGAAGTTCTTGCGTAGTTACCCACAAAGTTACCGGCAAAGTTAGTTACACGGTTACGAGTAAAGTCACCAACATAGTTTGTGATACGAGTACGAGCATATGCAGAGTAACGAGTACGTGTTGAAGTACGAGTACTTGTTCTTGCGTAGTTACCTACGAAGTCACCAGCGTATGCTAGAGTTCGACCATAGTCACCTACGAAGTCACCAGCATAGTAACCTACACGAGTATAGTAACCAGTGTTAGTTGAAGTACGAGTACTTGTTCTTGCGTAGTTACCAGTGTAGTTACCAGTACGTGTACGAGAGTAGTTACCAGTGTAGTTACCAGTACGTGTACGAGAGTAGTCACCTACGAAGTCACCAGCAAAGTTGGTTACACGAGTTCTTGCGTAATCTCCAGCGTATGAAGCTGCCCGTGTACGAGAGTAGTCACCAGTATAATAGAAAGAAGAGTAACGATTCCTTGTGTAGTTGCCAGTATATGCTTCAGCAAGAGTAGAAGTTCTGGTACTATATCTTATATAAGCAGAACCACGACTACGAGTAAAGTTTCTTGCGTATGCACCTGAATAGTATAGGTTACGTGTATAGTTACCTACGAAATCTCTCGTGTATGCCATAGCAGTGACAAAGTTACCACCGAAGTTCCCGACATATGATGAGGAACCTAAAGCATTTCTATAAACTTTATACCAAGTGAATCCACCAGAAGTTGTATAGTAAGATCCTCTATAGTAAACGTTCCCATCACTGCCATTGGTTGAAGTTGCAGTAGGAATATAATGTACTGCTTTTAGTGTCCCAGCCCATCTGACATGAATATCTGATGGTTCACCAGGAACAGGTGGTCCCACCCTCCAGTAATAGTAATTTGATGCATCCCAACCATTGTAGAATTCAGCACTAGTAAAGTTACCAGCTACTACACTGGTTCTTGTAGAAGTTCTAGTTGAGACGAGGTTACGAGTAAAGTTGCCCACGAAGTTACTAACATAGGACCCTATACGAGAGTAATCACCACCGTAGGCACGAGAATAGTTACCCACATAGTAACGTCCATAGTTACCTGCGAAATCTCCAGTATAATAGAAAGAAGAATAACGATCCCTTGTGTAGTTGCCAGTATATGCTTCAGCACGAGTTGATGTACGAGAATAGTTACCAACATAAGATGCGGCACGAGTACGACCATAGTTACCTACGAAGTCACCAGCATAATTGGTTACACGAGTTCTTCCATAGTTACCAACATATGAGAATGCACGGTTACGTGAGTAATCTCCAACATATGAGAATGCACGGTCACGAGTATAGTCACCTACGAAGTCACCAGCATAGTACAATGTACGAGTGTAATCTAGTGTTCTTGTAGATGTACGTGTTGAGTTACGAGTATAATTAAATGCACTGTTACGAGTACGTGTAGAAGTTCTTGCATACTCACCAACATAGTTACCAGCGAAGTCACCAGCGTATGCTCTAGCATAGTTACCTACGAAGTCACCTGTGAAAGTTGTTGCATAGTTTCCAACAAAATCACCAGCAAAGTTAGTTACTCGGTCACGTGAATAGTCACCTACGAAGTTACCGACAAAGTCACCAGCGTAACCACGAGCATAGTTACCTACGAAGTCACCTGTGAAAGTTGTTGCATAGTTCCCTGTGAAATCTCCAGCATAGTTACCTGTGAATGTACGTGAATAGTTACCTACGAAGTCACCAGTAAAGGTAGTCGCATAGTTACCTATAAAGTTACCGGCAAAGTTAGTTACACGGTCACGAGTATATGCAGAGTAACGAGTACGTGTTGATGTACGTGCGTATGCAGAATATCGAGTTCTTGTAGAAGTTCGAGTAGATACACGAGCATAGTTACCAACATAATCACCGGCATAACCACGAGAGTAATCCCCAACGAACCCACGAGAGTAATCCCCAACGAATCCACGAGAGTAATTTCCTGCAAAGTTACCAGCAAAGTTAGTGACTCGATTACGAGTATAAGCAGAAACACGTGCACGAGAGAAAACACCTGCGAAGTTAGTTACGCGGTCACGAGTATAGTTGGTAATACGAGTACGGGTATAATCAGCAGAGTATGCAGAAGTACGAGTACGAGTATAAGTCCCTGCGTAAGCAGATACACGGTTGCGTGAATAGGTACCGGCATATGCAGATACACGGTTGCGTGAATAAGTCCCTGCGTAAGTTCCAGTGTATGATGATACACGTGTACGAGTGTAGTCTGCTGAGTAAGAAGAACTACGAGTACGTGAGTAAGTACCTGAATAAGTTGAAACCCGACCACGAGTATAAGAAGAAACTCTATTACGTGAGAATGTACCAGTAAATGGTGTGATTCGGTTTCGGACATATGTAGAAACACGTGAACGGTTGTAAGTACCGGCAAAATAACCAGTAAATGCAGTTAGTCTGTTACGTGTGTATGAAGATGTACGAGTTCTTGCATAGTTACCGACAAAGTCACGTGAGTAGTTACCTGCGAAGTCACGTGAGTACGCACCTGTATATTCTCCAACAAATGTACGTGAGAAAGTGTCTACACTGTTCCTTGTGTAAGTAGATATACGGTTACGAGCATATGCAGAGATTCTTGTGCGAGTGTAAGCTGAGTTACGTGTACGAGAATATGATGCATCGACAATAGTACGTTGGGTGTTTGCGGCAGAACCACGAGGTACCCAAGTACCTGCTGAAGTTGGAGCACCTTGTGCAGATGAACGCAACTGGTATGAACCAATCGCACCTGCTGTTGCTCGAAGTGATTTAGCACGTTGACCAAGTGTGTACTTGATCTCTGCGTCTGACATTTCTTTTAGACCGTTAAATGACGTACCGTCATAGTCGGTCGCAACTGGACGAACTACTGAAACACCAGAAGGTGATACAGTCTTCTTCCAAATATGATAATCTATTGTTGTACCATCACCTAATGTATTAGAGAAAACATTATCGACATGTTTAGTCCAGTCACTGCCTGGTGAGGTGGCTTGTAGTACAAACGAACCCTGAAGTCCATTGGACTCAATGTTTTTTAATGCACGGTTTGTGAGGTTATCCAAATCTGCGTCTACCATTTCGTAGAAGCCAGGATTTGCGTTATCTGCGTAATAACCGACAGGTCGAGCAAAATCAGAACCAGACTCACTTGCGGAACCACTAACCTGTCTCAAGGTTGTAGTTACACTCGTGTTTGTGATAGCAGACATCGGGTGTGTTCCCGCTGGTTCATTGTAGAAGGTATCTACAAATGAACCGATGTTTGTACCGTTGGTTAAACTGATGTCACCAATATCACCAGCAGTGGCCTCTGCTAGTGCTTCTCCTACTTTAACAGCGAGGTAATTCTCTTCTGCTGGAGTAAGTTCCTGTAGGTCACCATTAGCATTCTTAATTTTTAGTGGTATACTAGATGCTGACACAATATCGTCTCTCTTTAGCTAAAGTTAAATTTAAGGTTTATAACATCATTTATTTATAATAAAAAAAATGTGCATAAACAAAGTCTACGCACATTTTTTGACTCATTTTTTCGAATGTGTTTATAGTGCATACAATACGCACCATTATACACTATTATCTAGAAAATAGCAAGTAATTATTTTGGTTTCTTTGGCCAATCAACATCCTTAACGTTGGAAATATTATCTTCGACAAAGGATAGACTTCTTAGTTCCTCACGATATATTTGCCAATCCAACTTCTCATCTTCTGACAGTGGAGAGTCTGACATTTGAGTCCAGTCACTACTCTGAAGCAATCGATTACGAATTTCTCTTACCTCTTGAATGAGATCGTCCCATGACCATTCCCACTGATTGTTCACCCACTTGGAATGTTTGTTGGGAGATACTTCTCTTTCTTTCCACTCGTCGTCCCAATAGTGAGTCATAATGAAGTCATTTCTATTATCTATAGCAAAATCAATATGAACCACTTCAGAACCGTCTTCACGTAATCCTTCTGGTTCATTATTACCAGATGCTAATTTCAGGACTTCTATCTCATTATTTCTAATGAAAGCAATATAATAAATCATTTATCTTCTCTTTATGTTAATTCTGCTGAAAGTATCATTCCGGTGATACTGGGTTTCCATGTTTCATCACTTGTTGTAGAAGTCTGTCCTTCAGACCCAGTGTTATTACCGACACTAAAATAGTCAATAGCATAAGGTCCACCACCAATAAACCAAATACCAACTATAGAAGTATCACCTTCGAAGGTGTTGGCCAAACCACTCGTCCAGTTAGATATTTCCCAGTAGTCTGAAAATGAACCTAAACCAACTCCACCATTTGTAGTAGACCATGCATCCACACTTCTTGGTTCATGATATGTATTTATTTTAAAATGGTGTCCTAGTTGTATGGCACGACTATCAAACTGTTTGGTATTATCTGCATTGAAAACCACTAGACCATAATCATCTGAGGATGAAACTTTACTCGAATGTTTTACCGTAAAATAATCTAGTGTGGCTTCAGTCGCAGGACCAAAAGTAGTAGTCGACTGTCCTCCCGAAAAAGTATTGGTTATCTGACGTTTATTAAACTTTTTACTAATTTGGTTATAAAAAATAACTTGATCACTGAAGGCATTTATCTGACCATCAGGAATCTTAATAAAAACGAAATCCGCATCACTAGTAGAAAATGGACCATTTGTCGTTACACTAGGACCAGTTCCAGTTCCTATTTCACTAACAACGTAACTGTTCATCTTTCTACGAGAATCAAACATTAATCCGTTGTTAGAATTATAAACTGTAAGACCATAATCTGACATTACTGAAACCTAAAAAGTTTTGCGGAAAATACCGCATTTCCATTATTCGTATTGGTGATTGTCAAAGTGTCAGTAGAAGAATTTCGAGTAATCTCTATATTTTCACTCGAAGTTGTTAAGTCTATTCCGATCAATGCTGAATTTCCAGCACCTTCTGTTTGGATATTAATAGAGGAATTTCCTCCAATAGATTGACTAGTAAGTTCAAAATCATACTCTTCATTGAATATGACATCGGAGTTAGTTATAACTCCTCCGTTGATACCGTCACTTATGTATAGTCCGTGACTCATAGTCCTGCCAAGTTCCCTAGTTGTACACGTAGTTGACCCGATGAATCAAATATCTTGGTGGCATCATTTGTCAATTCCATTCGAGCACCAGTTTGACCTGTACCTATATCTAGTTGTCCCGTAACTGTCGCATTAGAAAGTAACACCTCATTACCAGAAACAGTGAATGGTTGGATCTCCGAATTGGAGGCATTGACGATACGGAAGGTATCTGCGGTTAAAGCAAACTCAGAGGTTGTTCCATCATTACCGAACTTGATACCAGCAATGTGTGGGTTTGCTTCAGTTCCAGCAACTAGATCTATACCCCAAGATGCACTTGTTGTTATTAATCCTTCAACTCGTGAGACTTCTGTCTGTAGTGATTCTGTGGCTAAAGCAAGGAATGTAGTCGGGTTACCGTCCGAATCTACGGTGTCTATTTTACCTTCAAGAGTAGTAATATCTCCCTGTACAGTCGAGATATTTCCCTCATTGACCGTCACACGAGAAGTTAGTTCTGATCTTGCGGCACCTTCTGCGGTGATTAGGGCACCCGTATCGGAATCATTAACCCTAACCAAGGTGTCTAGGTCTACTATTTTACTAGCTTCCAATATCAACTTATCACTATCAGCGTTAAGTCTAAGAGTCAACTCATCTAGAGCACCCCCAATAGCTTCCGTAACTTGTTCTGGAGTAAGAGTGATACCATCACTAATAATTTGATTGAGGTCTATATCTAATTGAGTCACATCACTAACTACTGCACTCAACCCACTGGTGTTTGCGTTCACACTTGCAGTTAAAGAACTTATTGCACTGGTTTGTAGGTCGATACGGTCATTAGTAGCAGAGTCACGAAGAAGTAAACTTGCATTTACACTGTCTATGTTTCCTGCAAATACACTTATACTACTATCTGTCGCATCGATTCGAGAGATTAAAGTGGTGTTTGCATTTGCAATAGCATCTGCAAGTAAGTCGGAGTCGATACCACCTAGAACAAGACCGTCAAGTTGTGCTTGAGTGGATTGTATCTGTGAGGCAAGAACGGTGATACCACTATCAGTCTGAGTGATGCTTGCTTGAATATCAAAAATAGAACTGGCGTTCGCAGATATTCCTGATTCAACGTCTGTAAGGTCAACATTCACATCTATGGTAAATTGCTGTAGATATTCTTCGTTGATGACTGAAAGAAAATAATCCGAATCAAGAATATTGTTGACGATATTCGTAACCGAATTTGAATCTACACTATTAAAGACTCCGGTCTCAACAAGAGCAAAGTTTTCGTTTAATTTATCGAATGCAGCATTAATATTATCTGCTAGATTGACTGATTGTATAGTACCTGTGCTCATTTCTTATCCTCTAATAAACGAAAAAGCAATTCTTTTATTTGTGTAACATCATCTCTCAATGTGTCTACTTCATTGGTCAGATTTGTGATATGTTTTTCTTTTTCTTTTTGAACCGTTTTAAGTTTTCTTGCTCTTTCTATTTCTGTCTTGTTGGTATTTAGGATAACACTTGTGCGTTTATCCCTTACCAAATTGTTGTGACCTTCTACTCTTTGATAGTTGTTCATTATGATACCAGTGCGATCACACGTAGGTCTCTGATAACAGGTGACTTAGATGAATTACTTGAGTGCATCACTATCTTTACTTGGAATGCGGTGAACTGTTCAGTGTCAATAGTGTACTCATAGTCACGGTACGTAGACGGGTTTTCATCCGAAGGTAGTTCCTTGTCTATAGTTGCTTGTACCCACTCGGATATGAAGTTATTGTCATCAGTACCGTCGGTAGCAGCCAAAGCATCTTCATCCACCGCAACTCTTACGTAAACATCAAAGTTGGAAGGAGAGGGTCGGTTTGCGGCAAAGATAACCTTTAGACCAACAGAAGACTCATCGATTACTACTGGTACAGTTATGTGTTGTGCTGCATCATTATTATCAATAACGTTCTCTAGTGCAAGTGTAGAAACTCTCTGAAGGTCGATTACCGGAGATACCTTTGAGTCATCAGTAGATAGACTTAGGTTGAACTTCATGGTTTCTGAACCACTCGCATTATCCGAAGATGCTACAACACTAGGGAATGTGTTTGTGTTGTAGTCGTTTAAGAACACGGACTTCGCATTTACTAAACCGACAGGTAAACCATACCCAAACTGATTAGTTGAACGAAAGTCTCCATAAGAAGAAACAGTAGGACTAAACAACTTTGCTGTAATGCTTGTTGCGTTCGGTGTCACGGCCTGTATCTGTGGTACGAACTCATCGTAATAAACTTGCTGAGATGCAGTCACATCGTCACCACCACCATTCGAAGACGATGTTGCGGTAGTTGATACGGTAATATTATACCCATCCCACGTCGGGTTAGATACAAGGAAAGTGCCTTCGAAGTCTGTTGAAGGTACTCCACCAATTGCATTAGGTACATCAGATATAGATACTGTATCGTTATGACTAAATCCATGGCCTTCTTGGTAGATCTTAACAATCGAAGACCCTTGGGTAGTGTCGATAGGATTAGATTGAAGAGTAACTTTTGGCAATGATGCATTATCAAGAACAAGATCACCTGAAGTATCAAAGTCAGCACGGTCCAATTCAAACATGAGGTCTTTAGTCTGGTCTGGTGTCCAAGTGAAACCATTCTGTGATAGGAATAGTGAACCTAAAGTAGGTTGTCTTGTTACTCTATCTTCACGTGAACCGATTATGTTCTTGTAAGTTTCAGCAATATAAGCATTATATCCCACTGACTCTGCAAGTAAGATTATCGCATATTCTTCCCCACTTGTCAAGTAAATTGGTTCATCAAATTCAACTATTGTTGGAGAACCTTGTACGTCTTCAATTGTTTCGGGATCAGTTGCAATCGCAATATCAACAGGGTCGATAAACTTGACTGCACCAGGCACGATACGTGTAGTTGGTATACCGTTTTCTACTGGACGAATCTGAACCTGTAGAGGAATGTTGTCATCCTTGGTAGACATGAAGATACGTGCTTTAGTTAAGAATAGTCCGTTAGGGTTCTCTATCTGGTCAACAAAGAATGTCTGTGCGAGAGGGTCTTGACGACCAGCTCTTGGTTGAACGACACGTGTACTACGAACAGTTCTCTGAACACTCTCAATAGAACCTGTTGATGTGTAAGTGGAACGAGTGGTAACTGTTGCTTCATTCTCGTCATTGAGACTTACATCAAGCAGTTTGAACTCTTGGGTGCCCGTTCTGAAGTTGATAGAAGGTGTGTTTGGTAGGAAGAAACTGCCGATCAATTCACCGTTTGCATCTGTCTGTAGTGGAGTTGCACCACCAAGAACCGAAGGATATCCAGTCTCATTCGCATACTGACTACCGAACTCTGTAGGGTCATCCGAGAATCTTGAAACAGTTGTCTCTTGTCTTACCCATGAACTCACTTCCTTATCACCGAAGTATGCGAACATCTTAGTGTTAGGACGCAAACCTTTGGCAGTGAAGTGGATTCTACGAGAACGCATGAACGGAATGACTTCTACATCTGCAACCTGTTCACCAATGAAGTCTTGTATGCTTCGAGTGGTTTCTCTGAAGGACACGTCTCTTGGTATTGTGGTAAAGAGTCCTGAATTGCCGATATTATTAGATCCTCGACCTTCACTTGAATTGATCCATAGATCCGCATCGAAGTTTTCCAATCGACGTACAGTAGTCTGCATGATAGGTGGTAGAGTACGAGTCTCGACCCACTCATCCGAAGATGGGGATAGTTCCATGTGTCCGGTTTGAGTTAGAACCGCAAATGGGTTCACGTTCATTGTATCTGTAGCAAGTACCTGTGATACTAGATTGACATCTGTATAAGGTAGAGTTACTAGGTCACCATGCTTCTCAACCGCATTGACATTGTCTGTACTATAAGAAAGACGGACTGAGTTTTCACGGAAAGATGGTTTCAGAAGGCCTTGTGGGTCGATAGACGCACGATAGTTATCATTGTTGATATCAGAGAAGGTGAACGAACTAAAGTTGTCCGCAATGAAACCTGTCTTGGTACGTGTATTACCACTAGCATCCAATACAGTCAAAGAGTTAGTGTTTGACTCTAACAGACTCAACGTTGTAAGTTCGTATAGGTCACCTATACGTTGTTCCAACTTACCGATATCTTTCATTGTGAATCGTTTGTTTGGAATGAATGTGCTAGTAAGGTCGGCAGTGCCAAATGTGTATGGGTTCAATCGGAACTTGTACAGTGCCATTGAACCTGTAGGAATCTCTGGTTCACGTGGGATTACATTAGACTCACCTTGAATCACTTGTAGTTCCCCGAATCCGATGTCACCACGACTGTCTGTTGCGTTGGCAACTAGAATGTCGATACGTGGTAGGTAGTACTGTATACTGTTGATTGTAATTGCCGAGGCATTCTGTGGTAGTTCGGCCCTAACATCAAATTCACCTAGGTAAGTAAATGCACGAGAAGGACGGAAGTCCAACACATCACGCATAGAGATAACTTGACCTGTCGCAGTAGTGTGGTCTGGAATGCTTTCGTAAGTATCGTCCACATAAGAACTTGCGGTGAAGAAGACACCGTCATCTTGCTGGTCGTAATAAGTATAGGTCACCTGAATCTCAGAATCACCACCATGCGGTATGACATACCCTGACTTAACGTACACAACTATCTGGTCATAGAAGTTATCACGTTGACCACCGTCTAGGGTGAACTGGTGAGTGATATCTTCAGCATCTGCCCAATCAGTATTGACATCATCTCTGTACTTAACTGATTGTAGAGCAATACCATCAACTTCTCCGGTAAATACTGGACGTGCTTGCCAGTCAGCTGACGGAATAGTTTGAGTTTTAACTCCGGTTGCAATCTGTTTGGTACGTGGTTGTACGTTACTGAGTTCTACGTAGTATGCGATGTCGTAGTCTTGACCAGAAGTTAGTCCCGTATATGTACCTGATGAATTTGGAGAAATCGATAAGATAGGACCATCCGTTTCACAGATTACCCACTGACTTTGTTCTGTACCGGAAAGACTAATCTCTTGATTAACTGCCGTTTGTCTAGTGTATCGTTGGATAGTATAGTTCGCAGTAATCGGGTCTATAGAAGGACTGGTTCTAGGTAAAGGAAACAATAGGTTATTGTTCGATGCTTCATGGATTACACTGTCCACCAACTTTATTTCTGAACCACCGCCTGGGATGTTATCTTCCATCACGTCTACGTCAGAGAAACTGTAGTACCCAACACCACCTGGTGGTATAGGATCCATACGAATGTTGAAGATGTATAGTCGAGTACCAACAGAATCTTGTTGAACACCACGCACGTTACAGTAACCGATGTAATTACCAGTAGAGTTTTTTAATCTCTGGTGTCCAAAGGTAGCAAAACGACCGAACCCTTCGGATAATGCTTCGTCGATATAGACATAGTTGCCATATGCAGCAGGGACAGGTTCGTTTGTTTTTGTAATAAGGTCTCTTGCCTTCGGTACATTGATGTCTGTTGTACCAATCTCTAGTCGATAACCATCTACGTATGCGATACCTTCGGTAACGTCTAGGTTCAGGTTGGTAGCATCTTTCTCTTCGAAGATTGCTTTGAACTGTTCTACTACGTAGTTACCGGACTCTTCCTTTGTACGTTGTGCAAGAAGGTCATTGATTCGATTGTATGCATCAAAGGTACTTACCTCACGAGTAATAACACCCTCAACCACACGTGCAATGAATACGAAGTTCTCTTCAACTTCTACTTGGTCACGTGTAGTAGGTACTAACTTAATCTGATATCGGTCTGCACCTGGTGCAGTAGTGTCTGGAACATCACCTTGGTTATCATATAAGTCGATATCTTCATTTACAGTGATGATGCTTTGTTGGATCAGAAATCCAATGTCTGTTGTAGGTAGAGAACTGTACTTGTCGATGAAAGAACTACCACCTTCCATGTACACAAAGTGTCCCTGAACAAAGAAGTCACCAGCAGCAAAGTATGCTTTGGTTGAACGACCTGATGCTGGAATAGGGTCTGAACTGTCATCAATAACTGTAAGGGTTGATGTATCTGGACGAGTTAAAGTGTCCAGTGAGGCAACACGAGGTGCCTTAGTAGTGTCCGTTACACCCGAAGTATCGGTGTACTGTACGTAAAGTGTAGCCGGATCAGTTGCAGTAGATTCGAGTGCTTCAATTACTTTGAATTCAATAGTGCCATTAGTTAATGTCTCACCTACCAAGGTAGGGTCAATAATACTAGTTGCATCTAGTCGAATGTATTCCAATTTATTGTTTACAGTAGCACCACCTGGATTGACTAGTGCACCTTCTTTGAAGATGTTACGACCGAATCGTGCAATCTCCTCTTGGATAATTGTCTGTGATTCGATTAACTCACGTGCTTGTAGTGCTCTACCTGAGTTGAATAATACACGATGATAACTATCTTCAGGATTATAAAAATCTCGGTAAGTTTCTTTGAACGTCTTATTTGTAAAATCTGCCATGATTAATCCTAAACGGTGATTACTATCTTAATGTCTTCTTGTTGTTCTGCGTCACGTCGTATTCTGTGTCTGTTCTCAATATATAGTACTTCGCCAGAGAACCGATCTACACCATTGTCGGCATACACTAATGAAACAACTCCCGTTGCGTCTCCACCTATCTCGGTAACAGTCTCACCGACTTCAAAGTCACCGAATCCTGTTGACTCATTTTGATGGAAGTAGACGTTGTTGTTTACGGACTCATCAATGTGACCTAGAGGGCAAAGCTTTGCCCTCCCAAGTGCATCTGAGTTAGAACCCTTGATTTGGTTACCAGCAGTAAATCCAGATGCGGATGTAAGTCTGACATAAGGTAAAACTTTTAATTTGGTTCCTAAGAAAGGTGTTCCGTCAGTGTTGTCAATGTCTTTCAATAGACCCATTTGACGGAAAGTGTTCTCTACGATGAATGTATCATCTTCAACACCATTCGGTTTGATTGTGAACATCACTGAACTTGTTTTGAAATCATTTGTCTGGTCCTTACCCAGACCATTATGGTCGGAAAGGATTGCTCTTAATACACAATCATATCCAACACCTTCAACAGTAACACTTGCGTTACTGTAGTCTTGTCCACGGTTAGTCATATTAACCTTGACTATCTTACCACCTAACACAGTTGCAGTACCTGCGGCACTTGTACCATCACCATTTACTACTAATGGTAAAGTTCCGTCAGTATATCCAGTCCCACCGTCAACAACTTCTACTGATACTAACTGACCTGGGATTGCAGTGTTCTGAACTTCGATAAGAAGGTCTTCGAAAGGACCTGCATCAGCAGGGTCTTTATCGGAAACTAGAACAGGAATATAGTTAGATGATAGAAAACTGACTACACGTTCTGGTGATAACGAGAACATGTACTTCCACTCATATCCATCCGCAGTGGTGAATGGAGTTAAGTATTGATCTGGGTGTATGGTACCATAGTTAGGTTCAACTGTAGATAGATTAGGAGTTTCTGAGGAACCACCTTGTGACAAACAGATATACACTTCTTTCTGTTCATTCATTACATAGAATGGATGTACGGTCTCCTTATCTGACCAAGCCGAGTACAAGGAACCACTATTCCAATTCACACGAGGAATCACCATAGATGATGCCTCTACTCTTTTGATAGACTGTAGGTTATTTCGAAACTCTCTTTCTTCATGTGCAGTATCTATCGCAGAAACTGCTACATCTATAGGGTCAGTATCAAAAACATCTGACTTACCAATACCGATAAAGTATTGACTTGATAAGTTTTGAGCGGTTGCCAATAAATCTCTTGCTAAACGAGATTTCATTGTTTGTCTTACGATAGCTAGTATCATTGTATGTTCCTATTTTTTATTCGGGTATTGTAGGCCAAACTACTTCTGCAACTGAAGATAAGTTATCTTGAACATTGTCTGGCAAGTCTCTCAATTGTTGTCTGTACACTCTCCACTCTTGGAGTTTTGACTCTGTCAGAGGAACGTCCATTGCTTGCGTCCAATCAGAAGAGAGTAAAAATCTGTTTCTTTCTAAAACCACATCCTTCAATAGTAGTTCAAAATCCCATGTCCAACCTTCGGTTGCATTCCATAAGGCATGACGATTGGGAGGCAACCCTATAAATTCAAATGAGTTCGTTTCCTCGTTGTACCAATGATAGTCTAAGAAATATCTAAGGTCTTCACACCCTTCAGGAACACCTCCTTCGAATATGTGGACGACACGTGTGGTCCCATCATCAGAGATACCTTCAGGTTCAATATTATGATTAGGTAATGATATTCTGGATATCTTCCCAGTTTCTAAGTTTACATATACTACAAGTTTCAAGTTCATCAGGGTTACCTTACATTTTCATTATACTATTTATAACGATTCTATCGGTACATTTTTAAATTAATTTATGTTACTGCCTGGTGTAGGTGTTGGCGTAGGTGTAGGTGTTGGCGTAGGTGTTGGCGTAGGTGTTGGTGGTACGTAGTCAGTATCTAGTATTCTAGACACAGTGTAGTATGAAGCTAAAACCCAACCATTCACTTGACCATTAAACACTTCCATTTTGTAAGTGTAACTATCTCCTTTAGGTGGTACCTCACTAACCGTCAAATTAGTTCTTCCATTGTTTATGAGTAGATATGAGGGTACTATAATATGAGAACCTCTTATAATTCTTGCAGGAACATGTTCAGTTCCTTCTGAGAAGAAATCATAAGTTAATTGATGACTTGTTGCTGTATGATGCAATACTTGCGGAGACATCGATACAAATAAACCTATATCATTGTCTATCAACGTGAATTCTTTGGAGTCTAACACCTCGACATTAGAATCCCCTCTTGGGGCAGACATGGCCGTTGCGTCTGACCCTCTCCTCAGTTCAATAACAAATCTTTCACCTTGCCACCCAATCTCTGAGGTATCTAGTACATTTCGAGTAGACTGTGTTGTACGACTACTGACATAATCCCCTACATAACTAGCAGTAAATTCTCTAGTGTAGAATGCCCCCCTAACATAAGAAGACGTTCTATTTCTTTCGTAATCACCGATATAGATTGATGGTCTAGTAAATGTGCCAGTATAATTACCAACAAATGATAATACTTGACTATAAGTAGAAATTTTACTAAAGTCACGAGTGTACGCACCAGAGTAATCTCTAGCATAATCTCCAGTAAAGTATAATGTGCGACTGTATGATAAAGTTGTAGGTCTGGTACGAGTACTTGTCCTTTCATAATTGCCAACAAAATAACCAATGAAGTCACTACTATAGTTAACGGTTCTACTAAAGTCACGACTGTACGCACCAGAGTAATCTCTAGAATAGTTTCCAGTGAAGTATAGTGTGCGACTATATGATAAAGTTGTAGGTCTGGTACGAGTGCTGAGACGTGTAAATGCACGTTCATAGTTCCCAACATACTGTGGATTTCGTGTATATGTACTATAACGTGTTAGAGTCGAAAAACGTGTCCTAGTGAATGTTGAGGTTGTTCCTCTAGCGTAGTCACCTACGAAATCACGAGTAGATGACCTACTATAGTTACCTATGAAGTCACGTACATAGTATAATGTACGTTCATAGTTACCAACATAATCACCAGAATAACCTCGTGCGTAGTCACCTACATAATTACCAGCAAAGTCACGTGTGTAGTTGCCTATGAAATTACTGGTATATGTACTGACTTTTGTAGATGTACGTGAATATATGGAGTTACGGGTCCTTGCGTAAATAGCAGGAACAGTCGTTTCAGGTTCACCATTGGTACCACCTAAGACTCTTGTCGAAATTCCGGTATAATTTCCTGCAAAATATCCTATTCGTGTTCTAGTATACACCGACTCACGAGTATAACCGTCACTGTAGGTTGAGGTGCGCACCGCACCTGAAACATAGTTACCTGTAAAATCTCCAATATAGGAACTTACACGAGTCCTAGTATATGGAATAGTTCCGGTATAATTGACTACATTATTCCTAGTGTAGTTAAAATCCCTAGTATAATTGGTTGTTGTTCCTGTTGGGGGTGCAGAGGTTGAAGTATTAGCAATAGAGTAATATTTAATATCACCGACGGTATTCTGTAGAGTGCCTTTGTGCCAGTACCCTTGCATTGAGTTGACTTGTGTTAAGTTGGCCATTGTCGTCGTCGTAGTGGTATATATTAATGATCCACCCGAATAGATACTTACATCTAATAAGGTAAGTGAACCCGAAGGACCTCCACTATTAGGTCCACTTTCAGTATCTGGTTCTTCTTTCCAGTATGTCTTAGGAGAAGATATGTAACTATAGGCACTCACTGTTCTACTGTAGGATTGAGTTCCTATGTAATCACCAATGAATGTTCGAGTAGATATTGCACTTCTACTATATGAAGTCGTGAAATCTCTGGTAGAGGTTAACGTACTGTTCCTAGTATATTCGACATTATCAACAAAATCACGAGTGAAATTGCCAGTATAAGAAATAGTTCCAGTATAATTACCTGCAAAATTTCCAGTATAGTCACCTATATAATCAACTGTTGGTATATAATTACCAACGAAATTGCGTGAATAACTTGCTGAATAGTAAAGTGTCCGAACACTTTCGAAAGTACGAGTCCTTGTATAAGCACTAATCCGTGTTCGAGTACTATTTCTAGTGAAAGAAGATGATCGTGTTCGAGTACTATTTCTAGTGTAATCAACAACATTAGGATTTGATACTGTCCGTGTTCTTGTGTAGGTTGCTACATAGGAAGATGGTCTTGACCTAGTGTAATAAGAAACAAAGAATGTTGGGAAATAATAAGTTTGTCCATTTTCAACTATAGGAGTTGTTGCTAAATAATTACCAATATAACTGTTGCCTTGGCTAAATCCACGTGTGTAGTTACCAGTGTAGATGGGAGCACGAGTGTAATCACGTGTGTAATTACCAGTGTAGTTACCGACATAGGACAAAGGTCTACTGTAAGAACTAACTCTTGTACTAGTTCTTGTAAAATTCCTAGAATATTCTCCAGCATATGCAGACGTTCGGGTGATAATTCTAGATGACGTTAATATACTATTCCTAGTTCGAGTACTTGTTCTTTCGTAATTACCAGTGTAGTTACCGACATAGGACAAAGGTCTACTGTAAGAACTAACTCTTGTACTAGTTCTTGTAAAATTCCTAGAATATTCTCCAGCATATGCTGAAGTACGAACGATTTCTCTAGATGATATTAATGTTCTAGTATACGTGTCGACAAAGTCACGTTCCGATGTTATAGTACGAGAGTAATTCCCTGTATAATTTCCTACAAAAGTTCTAGTATATGAAGTGTCATTAGAGTTAAGGTAGGATGATATTCGTCCTCTAGTGTAAGTGCCTGTGTAAGAATTACTGTAAATCTTATCAAACGTCTGAGGTGTAGTTGTTGTTGGGTTATATGTAGATAATGTGACTGTCTGAGAATCAGTATTGGGCAAGGATTGTGTTACGGAAACGAAGTCTTTCCCATCAGCACCATTAGAACCTGATAACCTAAATACACGAGTGTGATAACTCGATACCTCTGAACACTGCACATCAAAAGACAGAGTATCACCTTCTACTATCGTATTGCTACTGCCTTGAGAGTATTCTATTGTTCCCGTGATTTCATCTGGATCTTGATCTGGTGGTTCTTCATCACCCCCACCTGGATTAGAAGGTGAATCTTGATTGGTTCCAAGTTTTGCTGCGAAAATGGCATTATGACTGGACCAAATTTGTAGTGTGGGTTCACCACCTTGATGAGAAGTGACATCACCGTCAATAGTGTATGCACTAGTTGGTCCTATGTAAAGTCCAGAGACACCTGAAGCCCCTTCATTTAATGAAGGACTGTTAATTGAAGGACCAGTTTTAGCCCACTCTATGTTAACATAAGAACCGGCACTATATGATAATGATTGGGTTCCACTTTGATTAAGAATACCGAAGTTTGATTCTGGTGGAAGATAACTTTCAATGTAAAATGTTTTGTCTGAAGTAAAACTTCTTGAGTCTAGTGCAATTTCACCAGACTCTGTTAATAGTTGCAACCCATAATTTTCAGATGTGTTGAGTCCCAGACTCTCAATAGTAGATGCTTTACGTACCACGAAGTAATCCATTACAACTTCAAATTGATCGTATACGAAGAAATCTCGATTACCATAAACACTGTTAGAAGTTACCCACTGCCATGCAGCACCATAAAAGTCATAGGTATACAGATTTTGAGAATTGGCACGGAACCCATATACAAATGGATTGTTGAAATAGATATTACCTCTTTGTGGTACTTCTATAGACCCAACTTGCCAATCTCCACCACCTGTCGCTCTAGGGGATTTGACGAATATTAAATCTGTATCTTGTAGACCACCCTCTATCACTATGGAAGATCCAGAACCAACTTGAGACACGATCATGTTGACCATACTCAGGTCAGTATCAGCAACCGTAAAGTCACCTCCGTTATCATTGCCTATAATCTGTAGTCCGTAGGACATTATCCAACCCTCAATGCTATAACTGTACCAGATACCGAATTGGCAAGTTGGTATTCATTGGTTACTGTGAACCCAGTAGCAGTCTTGTCACTGTCATGGACGACTAATCCTCGTGCAGACTGAAAGGTTATTAAAATTTTTGAGGTATCATTGGCATCTGGGCACGGAATGAACATAGTACCATTTTTATTCACGGTTATTTCAGAATAAACTTGCATATTACAAGTTCTTATAGAATCTGAGAAGACAACAGACGATGTAATAGAGTTTCCATTACCGTCACTGTCTGGACTTATAATTTCAATTCCATAATTAGACATGATATAATCTCCTTAAACTATGATAACTTACCAAATCTAACACGTGGATTGTTACCAGCATCGGTAATAGTAATCGTCTGATTGGTAATAGACATAGCACCACCGGCATCAGAATTAAATATATCTAGTTGTCCGGTAACTGTCGCATTTGATAGTTTCACAACACCATTATCAACTTCGAATGGTGAGACGTTACTAGATCCATTTACAACTTTGAACTTGTCTGCTGTTAATATGAAACTTGAGGTGACCCCATTATTGTTCAGTTCGAATCCTGCGAAGTGATTGTTGTTGTCCAGTGAAACAAAATGTTTCTGATTAACTGAGGCCAGACCATCACTATTTGCCGTTGACTGTTGTATAAGACCTTGTTGAGCGATTGCGAATTCACCCTCTGAATCGTATTCACCACCGAATAAACCTGTCTTGAATGTAGTAACTGCTTGGTTTGCAATGGTTGCAATGCCTGCACTATCAAGAATAATTAAAGCCTCGATCTCACCTTGAACATCATTGATTAAACTACTTACACTTGAGTCAGTACCAAGACCAATATCTGTACGGAATGCCGTTAGTCTCGAATTAGTGATAGACAGTATATCCGAATCTGATCTAATGTCAGAACGTATACCTTCTTCTACATCATTCAACAGTTTGCCTACACTATCTGTACCGATACCAATCTCTGTACGGAATGTCGTTAAACGTGAGTTAGTGACCGAAAGAGCACCAGCAGAGTCTAACATCTCAGCACGTATACCTTCTTCTACATCATTCAACAGTTTACCTACACTATCTGTACCGATACCAATCTCAGTCCTAAACCCTGTTAGTCGTGAATTTGTAATCGAAAGAGCACCAGCAGAGTCTAACATCTCAGCACGAATGCCGTCTTCGACATCGTTTAATAACTTGCCAACACTATCTGTACCGATACCAATCTCTGTACGGAATGTCGTTAGTCTCGAATTTGTAATCGAAAGAGCACCAGCAGAGTCTAACATCTCAGCACGAATGCCGTCTTCGACATCGTTTAGTAGTTTACCTACACTATCTGTACCGATACCAATCTCTGTACGGAATGTCGTTAAACGTGAGTTAGTGACCGAAAGTATGTCTGAGTCTGACCTAATGTCAGCACGAATGCCGTCTTCGACATCGTTTAGTAGTTTACCTACACTATCTGTACCGATACCAATCTCTGTACGGAATGTCGTTAAACGTGAGTTAGTGACCGAAAGTATGTCTGAGTCTGACCTAATGTCAGCACGAATGCCGTCTTCGACATCGTTTAATAACTTGCCAACACTATCATCACCAAACCCAAGTTCAGTCCTAAACCCTGTTAGTCTTTCATTGGTGACCGAAAGTATATCCGAATCTGACCTAATGTCTGATCGGATACCTTCTTCGACATCGTTTAATAACTTGCCAACACTATCTGTACCGATACCAATCTCAGTCCTAAACCCTGTTAGTCGTGAGTTAGTAATAGACAGTATATCCGAATCTGATTTAATGTCTGATCGGATGCCCTCTTCTACATCATTCAAAAGGGTCGTGATGTCACTGCCTTCACCTAGACCAATCTCAGTCCTAAACCCTGTTAGTCGTGAGTTAGTAATCGAAAGAGCACCAGCAGAGTCTAACATCTCACCACGAAGTTCATCTTTCACTGCATTGGTTGCTGCAACAAGGTCGTCACTGTCTACTCGATCCAATGATTGATTGAACGTAACAATCTTAGAGTCGACAATTGATGTTATATCTGAATCACTTCGGATCTCAGATCGTAGAGCATCTTCTACAGTACTAATCGCAGAAACTACAGTTCCTGAATCTGCTTTACTTTCAAGTGACTGAGTCAATGTTGTGACATCACCTGCAAGTGCAAACAGTTCATCTGAGTTTTTACCCACAAGTGCATAGAGATCGTTGGTCGTATTAGATAGAATCGCAACCACGAGATCGGAATCAATACCTTCTTGTAGTGCGGCATCTAGTTCCGTCACACGTGAAGAGATAACTTGCAAATCACTATCTGTCTGAATGATCAACGTTGCCATACTGTCCATGGCAAGACCATTCGCAATAATATCTGCACGAAGGTCACTGTCATTGATTGAGTTAAGATCAACTTCTAGACGTGTAACATCTGCCGATAGTAACATTAACGTGGCACTGTCTTGATCTATACGTGAAACTAGTTCACTTCGAGCAGTCGATTCTGCATCAATGCGTGATCCTAGATCAGAGTCAATCTGATTCAGAGTAGCACCTAGATTTGTAACGTCTTGAGATACAATAGCAAGTGACGCACTGTCTTGAGTTACACGACTTTCTAGTGATTGTCGAGCGGTCGATTCTGCATCAATTCTAATGCCTAGATCCGAATCAATTTGATTTAGTGATGCACCCAAGTCTGTTACGTCTTGAGATACAATAGCAAGTGACGCACTGTCTTGGTCGATTCTAGTCTCTAGTGATTGCCGAGCAGTACCTTCTGCATCAATACGTGCACCTAAATCAGAATCTATTTGATCTAAACTTACATTTAGATCGGTGACATCTTGAGATACAATAGCAAGTGACGCACTATCTTGGTCAATGCGAGTAACTAGTTCTTGACGTGCTGTTGTTTCTGCATCAATACGGACACCTAGATCCGAATCAATTTGGGATAGTGTAGCATCTAGTTCGGTTACTTTACCAGCCTCAATTAATAGGTCACTATCTGTCGCATTAATTCTAGTAGTCAATGCCTCACGTGCAGTCGCACCAGCAGATAGTTGTGAACGTAGATCTGAGTCAATCACGTCTAGTTCAGCTTCTAGTGTAGTGACATCTTGAGATAAGATCGAGAGACCGTTGCTGTCTGCATCAACACGAGAAGTAAGTGATTGTAGAGAAGTACTATTCGCAGCAGTTATATTTGCATTATCTAAGATACCAGCGAGAAGGTCACTATCAAGGTCACCAATAGACGCATTTAAAGAAGTGACCGAAGATGATAATGCAGAGACTGCACTATCGGTAGCAGAGATTTCTGTTCGCAACTCTTGGTCAACTGTTGCGACGGCATTAGCGATGTCGGTAGTAACATCAGCCCTCAGTTGTACCACATCACTGGACACTACGTTTATTGCAGAGTCATTAGCGGTGATTAGAGTTGTTAGTTCACTTGTTGCAGTGGATACCGCATTAACGATGTCTGTGGTCAAAGAAGCTTCTAGAGCAGTAACTTCAGATGACAGTATGGATAGACTGTTGCTGTCCGCATCAACACGAGTGGTCAATGCTGTGATCGCACCGGAGTTTGCAGAAACTGCACCAGCATTGTCGAAGATGCCTGATAATAAGTCACTATCAATGTCACCGAGAGATGCGTTCAATGATGTGATGGATTCACTTAATACACTTACAGATGAGTCAGTTGCGTTGATAAGAGTAGTCAATGAACTTGTTGCGTCTGCTACTGCGGTACCAATATCTGTTGCCGTTTGGACTTCTAATGCGGTTACATCGGATGCCAATGAGGTGAGTGATGAGTCAGTTGCATCTATACGAGTGGTTAGTCCAGATGTTGCAGTAGATACTGCTTCACCAATATCTGTTGCCGTTTGGACTTCTAATGCGGTTACATCGGATGCTAAGGCAGTCAACGAAGAATCAGTTGCATCTATACGAGTAGTCAATGAATCAGTTGCCGTAGATACTGCTTCACCAATGTCGGTCGATGTCTGTACTTGCAATGCGGTTACATCAGATGCTAAGGCAGTCAACGAAGAATCAGTTGCAACAATCATTGCAGTCAATGAATCAGTTGCCGTAGATACTGCTTCACCAATATCTGTTGCCGTTTGGACTTCTAATGCGGTTACATCAGATGCCAATGCAGTCAACGAAGAATCAGTTGCATCTATACGAGTGGTTAGTCCAGATGTTGCCGTAGATACTGCTTCACCAATGTCGGTCGATGTCTGTACCTCTAGTTCTGTGACATCGGATGCTAAAGCAGTCAACGAAGAATCAGTTGCAACAATCATTGCAGTCAATGAACTTGTTGCGTCTGCTACTGCGGTACCAATATCTGTTGCCGTTTGGACTTCTAATGCGGTTACATCAGATGCCAATGCAGTAAGAGAGGAATCGGTAGCAACAATCATTGCAGTCAATGAACTTGTTGCGGCTGATACTGCTGAACCTATATCAGCTTCAACTTGGACTTCTAAGGTAGTCACATCGGATGCTAGTGCAGTGATAGATGAATCATTCTCAACAATCATTGCAGTCAGAGTACTATTCGTAGCTGCGATGTTATTATTCAGTTCTACTCGAAGGTCTACAATGTCTTGCGAAAGGACAGTTATATCAATACCATTATCATCGATATATTCTATTATGGTTGCACGTGCATCTGCTGCGGCATCTATGTCACTGTCGATAACAGATTCGATGTCATCCAGTTGAGCTAGAATAGATGTAATATGTGCTTCGTTGACGGCAACTCTAGGTTCAAGGTTTCCGTTGATGTCACCATTACCTATGGCATCAGTTAGTGCAGAATCGACTAGAAGTGATATGTCACCAATAGTAATACCACCACTGTCTCCACTTGTAAGTTGAAGAAGATTGTAGAGTTCAACGAAGTTATCATTGATTTTATCACCGGCAGTTCGAAGAGAGTCACCACTCTTACTGTTTGCCGCAGTACCCAATCCTATGATTTGTCTAGTCATTATGTTTCCCTAATTTTAAATTGTATCTTCTGCGTCATCAGCATCACTTAGATATACAGTACTTGACATGAATATCGATTCGTCTGCTAATGTGACTGAAGCAGGAGATGCCCAATCCGCAATGGTTCCGTGGATAGTCTGTAGGTCTTCTACAGTCATTTCTCGATACTGGTCTAGTATCTTCATTGAACTGATAATGAACTCAGAATCATCCGAGTCTGTCTCACGCATGGTCAATAGAGTAAACTCTGGATCGATACTTGCACCTGTTTGACCAACAAGAGACATTGGGTATTCTGGTGCAGCAAGTGGGTCAGTTGGCAATCCAGAACGGATACCCATTATTGCGTGACCTTGTATGACCACATCTGCCGCTAGATAGAATCCAGCAGGATGTACCATCTTCTTATACAGTTCTTCGTAGTCACTGAAGGATAGACCTGTTTTCAAAAGAACTGAGAATATTTGATATCTCTTATCATCTTGTATATAATGTAATGATTCCGGTCCGATCAAAGAACCACCAATCTTATCGTTCAAAATAAATATGTCTTTCTTTGGATAAGTTACTTCAACTTCTTCATTGAAGAATGCTTTGAAGAACTGTTCTGCTGAAATCTGTGTACCCTTAGAACGATAGAAGTCTGCAATCAGTCGTGCCATCAACCTAGGGTTAGCATAGAAGGATTCCGAACTCAACCCATCGGTGATATCACCAAATAACAGGTCAAGAAAATCATTATGTTCATCTTCGGTTGATGTTAGTGAAGAGATGTCACGTGAATGAAATAAGTCACGTATCAACCTAGAAAAAGACCCGGCCGCATCACCGTCCATGTAATCATAATAAGTCTCTAGGAACTTAATGAATAACGGATACTCTTCGTCGAAGAAGTCTGGTAATGCTTCATCGACCTTAGAGTTGTGGAAGGATACGTGACTTCTCTTAGGGTCTATCTCTATACTATACATGTTACAACAATACTCTAGTAGTCTGTTCGTCAATTACTGCATGGGCAATCAGTGAGTCCTCATCTAATTCAATGATGTAGTTTCTCAATGGACGTATTGTACTTGGATTAGCAGGGGTCACAGATACATTTAATATTAGAGGTGTGACAGTATCTACCGAAAGTGCGTGTAGGAAGACCTCTCCAGTAACAGGTTCGTAACGACCGATGTTTCTCTCTCGGACAATATTATCTAGGTCAAATATCTGTAGTCGAGTCGACCCTATTTCGTTCTTAATGTATGCATTTTGACCATTGTACTTGAATATAGATGTCTTCACCGTGTGTTCATCATTGTCCGGTTCTGCCAATGCATATGGGAAGTTGACAGTGTGATCCTTTTCAGAACTATTGTTCACCTCGATTCTTTGTTGTCCCTTAACATCCACCTTAGAGTTTAGAATAGATGGACTAATATCATCGATCTCTTTCAATAGATTAGATCGACGGAACACGGCATCGAATGTACCTAGACTAGAATTGAAATGCTCAGTAATGACATTCTTTACTGCCACTTGCATTGCTTCGGGACTAGTTGTTCTTGCAGGATCGATGTTAAATCTACATGAAATTTCGATATAAGTCATTTCTGGGTCAACGAACTTAGTATCAATTGACATGATTGCTAGGTTAGATGTTAGGTTGTCACTGATCAAATTCTTAGTGTCTTGTTTACTCAACTCATCAACATCGTCTTCGAAGTTGAGACTAACAAACACCTTACCGAACTCTGGTGGAATATTGTCCTGACCACCCCAAGCAATCACATCACTTATATGAGATGCGAACTTAGTTTTTATCAGATTCTTGTAATCTTCCCCAGTGACCAGCCGTTGTTGTGCAGTGAATGCTCTGGGTGCGTTTCTTTTTATAGAAGAAAGAGACTCTTTCTCTGAACCACCCGATGATGCAGAAATTGTTTGAGTGGTAACTGTTCTACCATTCAACAACTCGGCACTGAACGAACTTACACCATTTGCAACTGGACCACGAGTCTGTAAGTAGTCTACCTGAATCTTGCTACCAACAGTAGGTATCTGACCCAGTACATTACCGTCACTGAAAAAGATTTCAAAGTAACCATTCGAAACTTCCTTGACGATATAAACCTTAGAGTCTCCATCTATAGTTACTGAGTTCTCTATGTTGATGTAGGTATCGTACACGGATGTATTGAAGTTACTGAATATTTTGACGGACATGGTCGATGTGTCCATGTTCTTGTCCGAAATTACATATGCGTTGTCTTCACCAGAGAATATGAATGCACTTGTTTTTGAAACACCTTCGTATACCCGAACATTCTCGAATACGAACTGGTCGTCGGTTTTGAATGCGACTGTTTGTTCTTGGGTCACAAAGGTAAATGATACTTCATCGACATCTCCAGTGAACCGATGTCCGGCTGGCAGTGTCAGTACGTCTTCACCTGACAATGCGTCAATCGTCACAGTAACCAACCCAGTTGAACCTGTGCGAGACTTCGTAGTGTACCCTAAAGATTCTGCATGGGCAAGTGCAGAAGAACGTATCTGAGATGATGATAGGAACGACTCGTTGATTGCCATGTTAGCAGTCAATGCATTGATGTGTGTATTGTATGCGAGTACGTCTAGTAGACTAGAGAGTCCACTACCATCGAAATTGTAGTCACTGAAATCTTCACTCTGTCTAAAGTGTTCAATGAGACTTTGCTTGATGTTTGCAAAATCTAGGTCAGAATTTTTTATTGTCATTTATCGTATCCTCGCAATATTCACATTCACAGTATCGATCACTGATGTACTTATCACTTCAAAAGTCACCGATATGCTTGCACTATTGTAATCTGGTTGTATATTAACCTTAACCTTTTTAACTTTCACCCTAGGTTCATGGTCTCGTAGAGTCTCTCTCACGGCAATCCGTATGTCTTCTGCGTCTAAGTCTGTAGATAGACTAAACAAAAGGTCACCTAGGTTAGCACCAAGGAGAGGACGGAAAGGAACAGAAGAGTGATTAGTCATCAGTAAGTTCTTTACTGATTGACGAACCGCTGCGGTCTCTGTCTTCTTATAGACATCACCTGATGGTTTCTTTTCAAAAGAACAATCAACATCACTATTAACATGCGGTATGCTAACAGTGATAGGTCTGTTGGATAGGTTACCATCTTGAATAGAAAATTTGGTATTAGTCATAATGGTTAAACTCTTTTTGTACTATTTATACAGGAACCGCAACATCGATTTCAGGTAATTCGGGTAATGTTATATCAAAAGATGTTGGAATACCTATTAGACCAAGTACATCACAGAATGTCAGGGTTAGGAAGTCGAGTAGAGCACCTAGTCCTATAGCATCTAGGAATGATTTAATCTTCTTAATCCACATGTTGATAAGTTCTTTCTGCCACTGTGCGAACCAGTCACGGGCTGCACGTACAAGGTCTGCAATCTCCTCCTCCGGACATATGACATTGGTATTAATCTCACCCCCAATGATATCCTGTAAGGACATACCGAATAGACTTATGCCCTTCAGTTGGTCTTGTACGTATCCGCCAACACTGAAGTCTTCGATGTCGGTATTCAACTTGTCCAGTTGGTCTTGAATACTTTTCTTAGCATCACCGACCGCAGTCTCGATGTCCCTCTTGAGTTGTTCTGCTTGTTGTTCTAGGGATTCTTTGTACTGAATTGCCTGCGCCTTGAACCCATCTATCTGCCCACGTATCCATGTCTCTACATCGAATGTGAGTAGAACGGGTAGACTAGGTAGACCTAATGTATCCCATATCGTCTTGAACTTGTCGATCAACTTACCGAATGCAGCATGTAGTGTGTTGGTACAGAAGAGGATGATTTCATTCTTAAAGTAGTCCCATGTCAACTTACCCTTCCATTCATCACACAATACACCGAACTCGCCTGAATAGTACTGGTACCCTTTGGGAACCATACCGTAGAACTTATCTACTTCGGATGTAATCTGTCTCTTGATGCGTTCCTGTTCGTCCTTCTCCAGTATCTTGAGTACATCAACACTGATTCCCATAATGGATACAGTGAACCCTATTGGTATTACCTTGGATATCATCTCCAACATCTTGGCTGGGATGTAGATATGGAACTCATCTATCA